TGTGAGCTGGACTGAATCACAGAGATAGTAGCAGGCGTAACTGGGTTGCGGCCTGAGATACTGTACTGTGCCTTGTCACCGAATAGGAGCAGCGACTTGTCAAACAACACGGAGTTGCGGATAATGTCGTTCTCAGCACCAGTCGAGAACACCTCAACAGGGTCAGTGTCAACCACAGTCAGCACCGATGTGCGGAAGAAGTTGAAGTATTCACCAACCTCACTCATGGTAATGACAGAGCCACTACCAATCACCAAGCGATCTTGGAAGTTACCAACGTAGGTAATAGGGTTGTTGATGAAGTACGGTGCGCGGTTTGAATCCAAGTCACCTACGCTGCGGCCACCCAAGTCTGGGATAGCCAACGTGGGCACGAGCGTGCGCAGCTTAGCGGGTGTACTTGCAACATAGAAGTGCTCGCCCTCTACCGTACCGACAGCAAACCAGACACCGGGTGTAAAGCTATGTGAGGCCGCTTCTTCCCACACCACCTCAGTGTAACCTGTGGTACCGGGGACGCGAGGCACAGCCTTCAAGAAGTAGGCAGGGTCATTGTCCTTAGCCTGCACCTTGATTACTTTCCCAACGTAGTGCATGTTGGTAAGCTGTGAGGCCTCGACTACAGTTTGGTGAGCAGCACGCAAGAAGGTACCATCACCGTTGTCGTTCACCGTGATACCAGTCAAGGTAGCATCGTCAATAAACAAGTGGCTACCACTGCGAGTAACTGTGATGCCTTGTGCTGCGATCAATGTGCGGAGCTGTTCAGCAACGGCCTGAGGTTGGGTAGCGGCAGCAGCCGAACCAATCCATGCAGTTACTGCGGAGTTGTATGCGTTGACGCGATCATTCACCTGCTTCTGGTAATCAGTAGCGGTTGAGGGAATGTCGGATGTAACCAGCGTGCCTTGGTAAGAACTGCTAGGTGTCGTGTACGCGATGGTTGTGATTGTGCCATTGCGTGTAATCACGACTGTGTACGTGCGTGAGTATGCCCCGCCCTTGACCCAGATCGAACCATAGCGGCGGTTAGCCACCACGCCATACACGTCCGTGCTCGCACCCGCTGGAGTGTGCGTCTTGCCCGCGATCACCATGATGCGGCCAATCTGGGCCACGCCGGAGACACCCCCGTGCAGAATGCTCAGAACGTCCGTATCGGCGCTATCGTACTCAACTGGTACGTTGGTATTGGTTGCCTTATTAAAGCAGTACAGCGGGGCTGTGGACGAGCCTGAGGGGCGTGCTGACTTACGGTACAGCAGGTCATACTCAGTCGTGCTGATTTTGAAGCCACGGGTAATGAAGCTGCGCAGGTCAGACTTGTCGCTCGCGTTTGGATTCGTGAGGATCGGAATGTCAATCAGGTTGTCCGTACCACGGCGGCGGGCTAGGCCTGCCACGGGGTCAGAGAGCATGTTGACTTGCTCACCGTGCTGCCCATCTAAGCGGGCCTCAGGGATTTGCTGGCTTACACCACGGTGTACCGTAGCGTAGGAACCGCTAACTTTCATAATGTCTCCTTAACGGTAGCGTGCACGACGACCACCCATGTACGGACGGCGGTAGCCAATGATGTTTGCCAAGGTCGCTGCAACACCGGGGCGTGCAAGCATGTTAGACTTCTTGCGACGAATGTGCTCTGCGTTGAACACAACGAATGCACGTTGACGACGATCAGTTAGCAGGCGGGTCTTAGTCTCATCACCGTCGATAGAGGTTTGAAACTGGATCAATGCCTCAGCACCAATGTAGGCGCGGGCTGACATGGGTAGCTCATCGAAGGCAACCAAGCGGTGCATACGCACGGGCACTTGGTCATCGAACTGATAGGTGCTATCGTCGTTGTTGTAGAGTTTGCCGTTACGCATCGACACGTTGGGTGATGCCGTAAGGGAATCTACTGCGAGGCAATCTGAGGGCAACAAGATTTCCTTGTTACCAACTTGAGGAATGAGGGTAGGTGTCTCTACGTTGAACCACCACTGGTCAGCTTGGATGCTGGACTGAGCGGTATCAATAGAGGACAGTGCGCGGGGCACTACGGGATGAAAAGCATCAAGGTCGTTGACTGGAAGTTCACCAAGCAGGCCTAGCATCTCGTTCACGATACTGAGAGTTGTAATCAAAATTTTCTCCAAAAGCAAAAAACCCCCACCGAATGAACGATGGGGGTATTTGTGGCTAGGCCAGAGGTGCTTACGGCAGCATCAAAGCGCCAGCGTATTCAGCACGGTTAGGGCCGACAGCAAAGGCCAAGTGCGAATCCACGAACCAAGACTTGTACAGCTTGTCGTAGAACACGTCAGTGGTCAATGGGATTGTCTCACCGCCCATGATGGCACGAGGGCTGAATGCCAAGACACCCAACTTCGAGAAGTCGCCGTCATAAGCATTGCCGTTGCCAGCGTTGGACAAGTGGTGGCCGGTGATGTTCAAACCAGCGGGCAAGTTGTTCGAGCTGAACACAGGCACGCCATAGGTCTTCAACACCCAAGCATCATTCACTTTGTTGCCAGAAGCAGTGACGTACTCAGTGTTGACCAACTGCTCAGCTTGGATCAGAGTGTAATACTCCTCAGGCTTCACAACGATCATCACGTCATCATTGCGTGGGTCAACGTCTTTGTTCTCGAACTTGACCATCAAGCGAGCCAAAGCTGCGTACAACTTAGCTGGGTCTTTCAAGTCCAAGGCAGAAGACAACACTTCTTGGTTGCCACCGAAGTGACCAGAAGGTTTGCCAGAGGTGCCCTTAGAGAAGGTGGATTGAGTCAACAATGCAGCCTTAACAGCTTGGATGAAGAACGCTTGATCCCAGAACTTAGCAATCTCTTTGCCTTGTTCGGTAGCGACTTCACGGCGCACGTCGATCTGAGTTTGGAACACGTCCAACAGAGGGAACGATTCGCGGGCTGCAACCACTGTATCAACAGTCACCGAGTTCTTGGAGAAGTCAGACTTGATACCGTCGAGTTGTTGGCCGGGCACAACCTTCTGCAAGGTCGATTTACCAACTGCGTGGTTTGTGAAGGTAGCAGTACCCTTCACGGTACGGACAGGCACAACACCTTGCAACACCGAGCGGCGTGCAATGGTGCCTTCAACCATGCCTGTAAATTCTTCAATGACAAGCGCCAGCTTCTCGGCTTGAGTGGAGTCAACGCCGTTGATAGCATTGGGGAAGGTTACATTAAAGACATCATCTAAAGCCATGTGGGCTCCTATTTAAAAGTAACCCGCTGGGGTGCGCAAAGGTGCGGAGCGGGTGTTGTTAGAGAAACGAGGCCCGCCGCATGCAGCGGTTAGGTTCTCGTTATATGGATCAATAGCCAGAGCGCTTCGCTGCCAGACGTTGTGCCTGCAAAGCCTTGTAGGCTGGAGTGTCAGCAATGTCGCGGCCACCAGCGGCACGGGAAAGTTCCTGTACTGCTGCTGCATAGGCCTTAGCAGTAAGTGGTGCATTACCTGAACCACCAGCGCGGGCAGCATTAGGAGCCACCACCGAAGCGGGTTCCTGCACACTGCCTGCACTCTTGTTGTAGCACTGCACCAAATAGTTCAGGGCCATCTTAGCTTGTGCGCCACCAGCAGCAAGCGCTGCATTGATGGTTTGCTTCTCTTGTGGATCAGCGTTTGCACTTGCCCACGCTTGGACTTGCGCCCAGCGTTCTTCGCCACCAGCAGCTTGTATTGCCAGTTGACCGAGAGCCTTTTCATTTGCTTCGTGCTTAGCCACCGTGTTCTGGTAGGCTTGTTCAGCCAATGCAATCACGTCTTGGTAGCCAGCAGCCTTTGCACCCATGGTCGCAAGCTGTGCTTGGATGAGGGTGAAGTCGCCAGACATAGCGGCTTGTACCGCTGCGTGCTCAGGGCCGAAGCCCAAGTTGCCCACAAAGTTCAATGCGTAGTCTAAGCCTACATCGCCTGTCTTCTCGTAAGTGACTGGCACTGTGGCCTCAGCAGCAGGAGCTGCGGGTTCAGCGGCTACGGCGGCAACAGTAACTACCGGAGCGGCTGGGACAACTACCGGAGCGGCAGGTGCAGCAGGCGCTGCGGGTGCAGCCGGGGCTGCGGCTTGTGTTACTTCATCTGTCATTGAGCTTTAGCTCCTTGTGTGATTACGTTGCCAGCGGTCTGTGCAGCAGTCTCAGTCATCATTTGTTGCTGAGCCTGTTCTTGTACCTGTGCCTGTTCAGCTTGTTGTTCTTGTGCAGACTTAACAAACTTGGTGGCAGGAAGGCCATGACCGTGGAAGATTGTGGAGTAGATCACGTCCAACTTGAGTGGGCCTGTGATTTGTGGAGGAAGGCTACCGATCTGCGCCACGTCACCGAGTGCAGAACGCATAGCGTCCAAGTCACCACTACGTGAGAGTGCATCCAAGCCAGTAACAATCGTGCGCTCAATCTGAGTTTTGCTCAGGTCAAGAGACACAGCTTGCAACAACCAGTCAGCGACTGGGCCTTGGAAGTCTACAGCGATGCGTGAGTATGTACCACCAAGACTTGTCTCAAGCTCATTGGCTTGCTGACGAATCTCCTCGGCAGTAACGCGCTCAGCGTCACGAGTGACAGCGCTGTTCAGCAAGAAGCCACGACCGATACGCTGGATGTAATCACTAGCGATGGCCTGCACAACTTGCAGATCACCGGGCTTGCTGTTCGCAATAAGTGATACGTCACCTTCGAGGCCGGGCAATGCTGCACCGTTCTCGCTTTCCTCCAAGTCCTCAGGCTTAGTCACACCACCGGGGTTGACCAACCAGCGGAACTCAGAAGACAGGATAGCACCCTTGATCTGAGATTCACTGAGGGCTGACAGAGCAGCGAAGTCGCCAGAGTAGTCCTCTACCAAGCCCGTGCCATAATCAGCTTCATCACTGATCTGCCATGTCAAGGCACGGTATGGTAACTTGTCCTCAGGCCAGTAGCCGTCGAACTCAGATGGCAAACGCTTAGTGTCAACCCACTGTGACATACGGTACTTACCGTCACGTTGACGTTCAATCCACTGGAAGAACTCAACCTCAGTCTCAGGGTTACACTTTGTCTTCTGTGCTACAAGGTAGTCTTGCACCTTCTGCTCAAGCTCGTCGTACATGACCTTCTCACGGATGAGGATGGTCTTGACTTTGCCAGCAGCAGTGCGGCGCACACAGTAGGACTTCACACCAAAGACACGCAGCTCGTCTTCCTTCTTGCGAGGGAGATACACGAGGGCATTGCCCAACACAACGAGGTTGGACAAAGTTTGGTACAGCTTAGGACGCACGGTGCCACGACGATCAAGTTCCTTGATGGCTTCTTGTTCGCCCTTAGCAAGTGCTTCATCAATGTCAGCCTCAGGGATGCCCTGAGCTACTGCCTTCTTCTTCCAGTCTGGCTTAGCTTCTAAGCGGAAGAATGGACGAGAGGGAGCAAACAGTGCAAGCACCAGTTTGTTGACAATGTGATTGACGGCTTGTGCACCAACTGATTGCCAGTCGTGTGCAAGCTCGTCGTTATCCTGCTTGTAGTTTTCCTCAGTGCAGAGACGTGGGAGTGTGAAGCCAGCGTACTTTTCGCAGCGGTTGATGAACCCCCGCCGCAAGCTAGTCAGCTTCTGCCACTCGCCTAATGCGGTGTTCTTCATGTTGGCCTTTAGATGCGAATACTAGAACCGGGAGTTCCAGTGTTGCTAGGAGGAGTGCGGAAGTTCTGACGTGACTTAGCTACGTTGCGATTCAATCGCCCTGTACCCACGTTCACCTCAGCGTCACCACCCTGTGCACCTGCCGCAGCTTGGGGGTTGCCCTGCTGAACAGACACGCTGGCAGTACCTTGCGCTTCGTTAGTTGCCACCTGCGTTGGTGCAGGAGCCGCTTGTTGTTGCTGAGGTGCTGACACGATGCCAACACTTTGAGCCAAGTCCACAACGGGATTAGCTACCTTCTTAACCAAATTTGAAACTGAACCGCCCATGATTAAATCCGAATAGGGTTGCCCGCTGGAGTAGCGGTGGATTGATAAGCAGCACGCTTACGTGCCGTCGATGAGGTGCGCTT